TGCATGTTTAAGTACCAAAGGTGTATCACACACCGTCGCTTTCGCGTTCTTCAGCCTTATTTCTAGCTAGGCAAGCAGGAGTGGATGGCTAGTCTCACGACGAGCCTAAAGGTTCACCTGAACCCACCTCCACACAAGTTTAACCTTACGTTTCACGTAAGAACCTGGCACAAACCACGGATGCCACCCTTGGGTGACCTTCCGATAGTACTCAGCATACTCTTCATCTATATTGTTTGATTCAACATCATACGATGTACCTTGCAGAGTTGGCACACAACGCTTGAAGTATTGATATCTTTTATCCCATTTAAGATTGGAGACCTTAAAATGGTTAGGATTATCGCCTCGCGTTGAATATAGACAGATATAAGGAGAGTCCTTATACCCAGTAGGAATATGTTTTAAAGCCTTATTCTTGCGAATATGACTCTCAAGTACCCGACTCAAGTTGTAGTAACCTCGATCAAAAATAAGGTTACAAAATGATACAACAGAGACGGCATTACCAGGATCGGTAACATCCAATGTTCTACACTTGATGTAGGAAATATCATGACCATCATAGAACTCAGAACCACAAGACTCTCGAAAGAGTCCAGTAGAACTGGTTTTCTTAAGGTTAATGACTAATCCTATAGCATCGAAGATTGGCAAGACGAAATCGATGACCCGAGGGTCACAGATTATATCGTCACCATAAACGTAGAGTGATGTATCGAGATCGTAATAGAGCTGAACGGCTCGGATGATACTAAAGAAGACGACTGCTTCTATAGGAAAGCAAAGTGCTGATCCCATAGCTGCGAACTTCTTCAAAGGTACCACCTCTCCGCTCGGAAGTAAAGAGAATGGCGTGCGAAGAGCTTGCATAGGCTTTAATAGTTTTGTATCTTCGAAAAGATACTCCACAAGGCTGTTGCTTACTCTATCACTGGCGTCCTTCATATCAACAGTAGCATGCCGCCCAGTCTTGGAAGACTGGTAAGCAAGCTGTTGATTAATCCCTTGATCAGTAAAATTAATTCTACCTTTCGTGAGACTATGTGACTCTATATATTCATATAGAGACCGACGCAGTCCTCCTTGTAGAAATTGATAAACAAGAGGTTCGCACGCAATGGTGCGCGGTCCTCTGCTATCTTTTGGTACAAAGAGTACTTTATTGGTACCTACCTCCTCCACGGTGCGAGCACGATAAGTGCGAACACAATCAAGAAGATGAGTAGCATTAACATAGAGCCATCTATAATAAGGCCATTGTTCATGAACCCTCCTATATTTTACTGTAAATAATCTCTTTTCATGGGGCTTCTCGCCTGTGGCAACGATGCCTGGGCCATGAACCGGTGTTCCGGAGAATGGATCGAAGTCGGCAAAGAGGGTTTTCACAAATCCCTTAGCTAACTTTAATACACTCCCGATCTCGGAAGAGAAGTCGATATTGTTTATATCCGGCAAACTCGCGTCTGTCGATTTAAACTTCTCCTCTGCCGCAGCAAGCTGACGCTTAGAAAAATCAGTTACATATTTGTAAAACATGTAATAAATCTGTCTAAGTTCAGAAATCGCGGCCAAGTCTGGCTTTAACACCAGACTACCATCAAGGTTAAAAATCCTTAGAAGCAAACCGTGCGTAAACGCAGGGAGAGCTGATCGCCTGTACCTCTTAAAGTTTTGAGGACAGTTAAAAGATCCAGACCTAAGGGCGGAATCGAGAGCTGAACCTAATAAAGGAAGCGTCACAGTCAGAAAAGATAAACCTTCCTGATTGTAGCGTTTTGTGACATAGTTTTTGTCACACTCAGTATTCTTGGTACCGTTAACCAATTGGATGTCATCGAGTAGAGCGTGTAAGGACCGAATTTTTATATCCGATCCAGGCGTTATGGATTCCATAATGTGGTTACTCCTTCCAAAGGGATAACCCTAAGACCTCTATAACACACTCTAGGCTAAGCAGTGCTTAGCCGAAACCGCCTAATAAAAACGACTTCATGAAGTCATAGGTGTTAGTACCAGATTGGACTAACGTAACCAATGCATCAGTTAGAGTCGGCCCGGAAGTACTTACAAATAGCGGTTGAACATCATTAGGGTCAAGACCCTTAGGGATGGTCGCTACTATATGCAAGGACACGGGAGAGTTGGGTACAATCTCCGTAGCATTCTGCGGAGTTGTAGGAACAACAAATTTTATCATGCGGCGATCTGGACTTTTACCCGAACCGATAGTATGCGCGATTTCCATAGTTATAGGCGACCCATAGGGTGGCTGGCTCACGCCAGACATATCTTGGACTGCACGAATAACCTTGGAACCTTGTATACTTGTTAGGGTGTATACCAGACCATTGAGTGTTATGTCATTTAAGGACATAGAGAAACCTCCTTTACACGATAATATAAAATGTGATATATAAGCTGCACTAGTGAGTTAACACTTTACCGAGTGCGACGCCGAGAACGAACTCTTTGACCGACAATTTGTCGATCACAGGAAGTGGCGGTATACCACTGAGAAGAATGGATGAAACATCAATTCTTTGTCTACGGTAAACTTCCCAACCCTCTTGCGAGAGTAGCTCTCTTCCACTCCAGTCATAAGTACCTGTACTATTAGGTACATTGACGGCGTAGTGCTTCGCGACACATGAATACTTTATAGAGTAACATGCATCTAAAACCACCATCTGTACTGGGAGGGCTCCGTCATCGAAAGTCTCAAGAGACTTTCCTAGCCGAAGCACCCAATCTACAATGAAAGAGAAAGGAATAGCATCCCAAATAATTCTGGGATTGCCCCGGAATCCGATGTATTTCAGAAATGTCTTAGGAATCGATATCTTAGGTACGAGAATATTGTACCCATATTTGATATTGACGACCTGAGTAATTTCCGAAAAGGAAACATCGTATTCGCCTCTCGAATTGGTAGAGCTCCAGTCAAGACCAGAGTTACCGTCAAGTGCAGGTATTACTTCCTTGTAATGACCATAATTAGGTTTCTTACCATGTTTGACGAAATCATCAATCTTCTGATTAAAAGAAATAACATCAGAGATGTGATTGAAGATATCATCAATCAAGGGTAGATAACCAAAATTTGCACTAAGGTATTGCTGAGCAACTATGTCAGCAGTGGCATCTCCCAGACGCCCGGCGGCCTTAAGTTGGGAAGATTGTTTAAGTCTTCTCCGGCCGGCACGAGTAAAGGGATTAAAATTAATGCCAGAAAGCTCGTCAGCCAAACGTTTTACGTCTTTGTAACTCGGAAGTGTATCCTTAAGATCCTTTAATTCAAAAAGGAAATTAGGAATAGACACTGAGCCCTTAAACTTAGGACGTATGGCCTGATAAGCACGCAATACGAACTGATCTGTACTACCAGTTGGTGGTCCTGGCGGATCAGGAAAATCCACAGCAGAGATAGCAGAAGTGTATGCGTTCGAATACATGTAATAGTCATTACCTGTACTGAACGTAAAACGCCAACTGCGTTTCAATGCTACAAAGGTACTTTTAATGTGGGTGCAATCATTATACGCACCCTTACCATACCTAGTGTCGTAAATAAAT